CACCCAATACTGATAGCCCAAGCAAGTACTTCCACGACAAAACGAAATCTGTTAGTTTTGTAATCATCATGTATCCAGGTAAAAATATCTTTGAGAATTATGTTCATGTTAATTGTTTGTAGGTTTCGTACACCTGCGCGGATGCTAGGTTTTTGCCCTTGGCCTCGCACTGAATGTCAAAGTTGTCAGCAAACCCTATGATCCATTGGTTACAGGCATCATTCCACATGAAGTCACTGTGTGCCCGGAGTTTCTGTTTCTTATAACCTCGATCAAGAAGTTCAGAAAGGTCTGGTCGAACGCTTCGATCATGCCCGACCAAAATATCTTCACGACTAACAGAGTAGTGAAGAGCAGGACGCTGACCACGCCAAGACTCAATAACCCGCATTGTACGAAGGTCAGTGGGGGTAATGTATTCCCCCGAGTTGATCCAGTGGTGGTGTACATCCAGCACAAGAGCAACATGCTCAGCCACAAGCAAAGTAGTATCAATCCCATTTGTCATCTCATCATTCTCGATGGTAATTAGATTTCGCGCTTCGGGTGTCAATCGACCCAGTGTGCGCAAAAACTTGTCGGGACCACCTTTACCCGACAAATGTACGTTAATTTTAAAACCGTGATCATGCCAGGTTTTGCCATAACCCATCCAACGGGCCATGTCTGCATGATACTCAAATTCCAGGATGCTGCGTTCTACAATTTCATCCGACTCGCTGGCCAGCACACAAAACTGTCCGGGGTGGAAACTGATTCGTACTCCCAGTCTGCGAGCAGTTTCACCAACAGGAGCAAAAATACGAGCCAGATGATCTTGTATCTCTGGCCGCTGCCACCAGTTGATCCAAGAAGGCTCAGTATAGCCTTGCAGCATTTCGCTGCCTAGCCGAACCATTCTGCGTTCAGGTGGCAGTGTGGCCACCCGTTCAATCATTTTTACTGCCGCAGTAGCATTATGGTTCATTATATCCCATTGACGTTGTTCGGCTTCGTCTGCATGCTCGCGCAGCCAGCGCATGGTGGTTGATCGGCCGTTCAGTTCACGGTCCACAGCATTGACTTTCATGCCGCCACATTCGCTCGGATCATTGAGCCATTTGCAACAAAAACCAATTTTAGGTGTAATCATGTGTGTATTATACAATACGCACGAATAAATGTCAATCTCTAATCAAATCTAAAGTCACACAGTGAAAACCGCCACCCAGGGTTCGGCTGTGACGTAAGGTGTGTGGAATTACATTCATACCTAATTCAGTTTCCAAAATGTGTATTATGGATTCTTGTTGGGCATCTACAATTACATTAACAGGATCAATACTCAACATGTTGAGAGCTATCCATTTTGAAGCATAAGGATATTGGTAAAACGTCTGGGGAACCACATCCTGAATAAACACAACATTTTTACCCTGTAAATGTCGGGGCAGAGCAGTTGTAGATTGATCACTGCTGATTCTAGAACCATTGACCACAAAAGTGTCTGCGTTTAGAGCCACAATGGTACTGTCAATATGCACTCCAGAATAAAAATTACACAATTCAATGTCTACTTCGGGCAGTTGCGCACACAGCCATTCATAAGCAGCACGGTTGCCGCTGGCAGATTCCAAAAACAACCATCGGTGCTGATCTATTCTCAACACATTGGCAGCGTCTAGTATCATACCCGAGTCTCGAGGCATGTGAATGATACAATCAGCATCTGCAAGTATGTCTACATAGCATTGGTATTCTTGATCTCGGCAAGGATACATCATGGCAGGATCAATTATGGTAGACCCATGCACAATGAATCGATCACGCGGACAATAGTTGTACAGTCCATCATGTGTTTGAAAATCAAATTTATTAGGCCGCACAACCTCCACACCATGCTTGGTCAAAATGCTGCACAAGCCTTGTAGGTCTTGATTGGCTTCGTTGATAATGTGCTCAGGTACTGGTCCGCTGGGCAATGGAGTGTCTTTCCACAGTGTGCGTTCAGCTTCGGATCTAAACACCGGATCCTTTGTGGGCCAGTTGGCATAGGTAGCGTCACCTACCACTATTCGTTTTAATGTGCTGTATTCGTTGTAGCTGGAGATCATTTGGCCATGTGTCCTGTTACTTGTAACGTGTACCTGGCTGTAGCACCCATGTTGGCTGCCATGTGTGGAGTGTCATAACACCATTCTATCACATCACCTGCACGCCACTTGACCACTGGTTCGTTCATGACCTCCAAATAGTGTCCAGGTTGCCAATCTTGTAAAAATATCACAGCTCGGCGAATAGTGTGTTCTTGACCTTGCAGATCAAATATGTCAATGTATTTTTTGTAAAGATCTTGGTGTGTGGGCAAAATTGTTCCCGGCATCATTCTGTAGTAACTGGTGCCAATATCTTGCCAGGCCAGCTGATTGAACACTTCAATGACGGTTTGGTTCCATCTGGGTTGTGTACTACGCATGTCGCACATGTCGCCGGTGAACTTGTTTGAAAATCCTTGTGCCAACCAATGTGCAATTGATTCACTGTCGTTGAATGTTTCATTGATGTATTCAAGGCCCAGGAATTCATCATCCCAAAATGCCGGAATATGATACTTAGAGATTGCGTGTGTTGCCATAGTGTATTACTGTTATGCCTGTGCGGTCTGCTTCTTGTCGAAACGGGTCAACAATGATGCTGCCTTGAGCAAATTCAAAGTAATCTGGATCTGTTGCTTGTGCACCTGTGTAGCCGTAAGTGATGTTGCGATTGTGTGCCATAAGAATCACCGCTGGCCGATCAAAAGAGTCCACACAATCTGTGCGGTCATCTGCCAAGGGATCAACGTATTTAACATTGACTCCCATGTCTTTCAGGTAGTGCCCCACCAAAGTACTGTAACTGCCAATACAGTAAGGCACATTGGGTTTGTAGGCTTTGCCATGAATCACAATGGGCAAAAGACCAAAAGCCTTTCCGCCCTGAAGGGCAGTGTCAAACAAGAACTGAGCAAGGTTGCAAGCTTGCTGTTCTCGAGCCAGCATGATGGTGTCAAACAAGTCATATCCAATGTCATATTCTTTGGCCAACCAGCGCAGAGCAATGTTGTCACGCGGATGGCAAGCACCTGCATCTCCCATGCCTGCAGTCATGTATTTAGGTCCCATGATTCGCATGGTGCTGGCTGCCAGTGCATCAGTAACCACATCCACATTGATGTTGCCAATCTTGACTGCAAAGTCCTGAATCATGTTTACCATGCCCACTTTGGCTGAAATAAATGTGTTGTAAAAAATCTTGATGGCTTCACATTCTTCCCAGGTGCCTGTCACATAGCGTGGCGAGTTTTGCATCATGGGTCGATACAACTCCACTAGTTCCTGTATTTCTGCACCCGAACCAGATGCAGAGCCAATCATGACCATCTCAGGATTGACCATATCCCACTTGACTGACCCCATGGCAATAAGATAAGGATTGTACAAAAAAGTGTGTTTGGGATCCAATAGTGTAGCAAAGTGCTTTCTGGTAGTGCCAGGAAGCACTGTGCTGATCAGCACAACTTGCTTGGGCGAGTCAGCATGGATATTGATTTTGTCAAGGGCATCTAACACTGCTGCATGTCCAAAGTCTTGGGGGCACAAGTGACTGCTGGGCACTGATCCATCATATCCATCAGCATGCGGTGTTGGCACAGCAACAAAAATCCAATCGCTGAGATTGATCAATTCTTCAATTTCACAAACTTTAACACAGTCACTGTTTCGAGGGTAAATATCATAACCGCGCACTGTGTAGTACTCAGCAAAAACTTCAGCACAGTCGAGACCAAGTTTTCCTAGACCAATAAACCCAATATTCTTCATTTGATGTCAATTCCTTTAGATAGATTATACAATTTTTTAGATAGTGTCAGTAATCATCATAACTTAATAATTTATGGTTGGAAATCTCATGGTTCAAAAAAACTTCAAGACTTAACATTTTGGCGCCCTATTACAGACTCCTGGAAAGATACACGAACTCATCAGGTACTGATATTTCACGATCAAGAACCACTGGACTATGATTTTTCACAGCAGTCAATTGACCAAGAATTTTGCAATGTAGTTAAAAATTATCAAGACGGACCATTATTAAGTTTGCCCAAAGTGCAAGAGTTTTATAAAAAAATGCACTTTACGTGTGTGGCTGAAAAAACTTTCTATGATTTATCTTTATTAGTACATTCAGAAAAAAATAGTTATCAAGTAGAAAAATACAAACAAAACAATTTTGTTCCAGTCTACTATTGGAGTCATGCTATTATTGCAAAAGATTGGTTTAGATTTGCGGAACATGATGTTCTTCTCAAAACAAAATCTTCAAACCCTAAAACTTTTTTGATATACAACCGAGCCTGGACTGGTTCTAGAGAATATCGAATTAAGTTTGCTGAACAGTTGATAACAAATGATTTGTATCAAGATTGCATCACTAGCTTTGCAGAGTTAGACAACAATATTCATTATACCAATCATGTGTTTAAAAATTTAAAATTTGTGTCTCACCAAACAAATCTAGAAAATATACTGCCTAAAAACACACATAATTCCACAGCCAGTGCAGATTACAACAGTTTAGATTATCAAAATAGCATGATCGAAGTTGTGCTAGAAACACTGTTCGATGATGGTCGTAATCACTTGACTGAAAAATCTCTCCGACCAATTGCATGTGGGCAACCTTTTATAATTGCAGGTGCGCCTGGAAGTTTACAATACCTTAAAGATTATGGATTTAAAACATTTGATGGACACATCAATGAATCATACGATGATATACAAAACTCCAGTGACCGTCTTGAAGCAATAATGCAAGAGATGAAACGCATAAACATTATGACGTCACAGCAAAAACAACAATTGATAAAAGACGTCCAACACATAGTTGAACACAATCAAAAGTTATTTTTTTCCAAAGAGTTTCATGAACATGTGATAAATGAATTCAAACAAAATTTAAATCAAGCAGTTGAAACAGTCAAATTGGGCCCTGTAGGAAATGTATGGAAAAAATCTAAATACATTGTGCAAAATCATTATCCTGAATTATACCTGCAGTACCTGCAGTATCAACATCAGGACGCCGATGACCTTGCCTGGGCCGAACAATGGATACAATCACACGTTAAATCTTGACTCTGGTACCATCCCAATTGGCGTCAGGGGGATTTTGTCTAAGAGCCTGGACTCGCAACAACAAGTCGGAGTAGAAACTATCAAGTTCACTGTTCCACTTGCCCATGAGTCCTTCAATTGCATGCTCACAATAGGTCCATTCGCGGCGCCGATAATTCTTCAGAAGATCACTATGTACTTTTTTGTAGGCTGCCAACTTGTCAAAATCAGTCAATGGAATTTTTTCAATCACGCAATATGCAGTGGCAGTACGACCTTGGTTGATCATTCGAAATGTGTCCAGTTCCAGCACAGTAAAACTATCGGGAATTTGATTGATTGAGTCTCCAAATATAATGTTCATGTGTTTTCCTTTTAAATATGTATCATGCAATTTGCTTTTGATTTAATTTCTGATTTACACATTGAAACCTGGCCTGAATCTTTTGATTGGACTGCTCAGGCCACCAGCCCTGTGTGCATTGTAGCTGGTGATGTGTGCCGAGACCAGGCCATGCTGTTAAAAACGCTACGTCATCTAGGAACCTGTTATCAAGCTGTGTTTTACATAGATGGCAACGACGAACACAGAGATCATATTGCACATTTAGATTATAGTTATCAGTATCTGAGTCAGCAGATCGAACGTATACCCAATGTGGTATATCTACAAGACAATGTGGTTGTGATCGACGGTGTTGCCATTGTAGGCACTTCGGGGTGGTGGGCATTTGATTTTGATTCAGCTATTGATTCGGCTGAAGCCACAGCATGGTATACCGAGCGTCATGGTTTTAGTGCAGAAACTGCAAGATCTATTGCACAAATGGCTGTGGGTGACGCCCTGTACATGCATGCCAGTATCAAACGATTGCAAACCCATTCTGATGTTAAAAAAATTATCACGGTTACTCACACAGTACCTGATCCTGCCTTGATTGCACATGACATTGATCTAGCAGGATCACCAAGAATGAACACCGCGGGCAATCGATACATGATGCAGGCATTGGCAGCAGACACTGAAAAAAAGATTCACACCTGGTGTTTTGGCCACTATCACGGCACAGTGGACCAAGTTCGCAGCGGAGTCAGATTTGTCAACAACTGCAAGGGCCGAGGAGACACCCCCTATTCACAGCATGTGTACTATCCAAAGCGCATGGTGATTGATTATTAACTAGGTTCGGGTTCCAGTTTGATCTGTAGTGGATAACTTTGTGCACGAGCCAGCATGGTCACTTCCACACCTTTTTGTTCGGCAATTTCGTAGGGCAACACAGCCACCACTGCAGATCCTGATTCATGGATATCAATTGTGATCTGATCTGCTGTTTCGGCAGTGTAATCAAAATAAGCCATTAAACTTTCAACCACAAATTCATAAGAAGTTTGATTGTCGTTCAAATATACCACACGATACAATGGGGGTTCTTTTACTTGTTCTACAGGTTTGATTTTGGTGCGGGTATCTGATTGAGACATAATTTTCCTTGTTGGCAGTAGCGGGACTATCCCGCTACTGTATTTACACTATTATATTAAGAAACGTGTGTGATAGCAATGGTCTTTGGCTTGGCGCTTTCAGGAACTTCACGTTTTAAACGTATGCTCAAGATGCCAAGTTCAAGATGTGCATTGCTGATTTCCACATGATCTGCCAGTTGAAATTCTCTACGGAAATGTCTTTCGCTGATGCCTTTGTGTATATATGTGTAGTTGGCATCATCTTCATCTGCCAGCTTTGCCACACTGTGTGCGCCCTCAACTATCAAGAACGTTTTGTCCTTGGTCACTGAAAGATTGTCATGCCCAAAGCCAGCCACAGCTAGGTTGATCATGTACTCATCATCGCTGATTTGTACAATATCGTAAGGTGGATAGTTTGTGCTGGATTGTTGAGTTGTCACACGCATGAGATCATCAAACATGTTATCGAAACCAATACCAAATTTGTGAATTGCAGGAATGTCGAAACTACGAAGGGTGAGAGTTTTTGTCATTTGTTTTCTCCTTTATTAAGCAAGATGACTTTGAAGTGTAGCCCCACTATGGGCACTACATTGTTATTTAGTATAACACAAAAACCAATTATGTTTTGTTATTTAGATCAGATATCACACGGTAATCTGTCCAGCTTGGATATTTTGGGTCCTGGACCCAGGTCAATCCAAACAATGTGTAGCCGTCGTCTGAATCAAAAGTTACTCGTAACTTGTATTTGATTGTTTTTGTCCTGTAACTGACATTGTATTTGTTTGCCCAGGTAGACAATTTTCTAATAACTATGTTCAGAGCATGGCCTGCTGTTAGGCCGCCGGCTCCCTGTGGCAGAGTAAATTCAATATACATTACTCATTGACTTGTTTCAATTCTGCTGGTGAGTTTACCTGGTCAACATCAATGTCTACGGAGGTGATTCCTTGACGACGATACTCAGCTAGGTAAAACATGTGCGGCATCAACACACGTTCCAGTTCAGAGTGCAGACCACGGGCACCTGTTTTGTTGGCAATGGTGCGTTCAGCAATCAGTTCTAGGGCTGCAGGAGTAAAGTTGAGTTCAACCTCGTCACGTTCAAACAACCAATGATACTGACTGACGTAGTTGTGCTTGACGTCTTGTAGAATACGCAACATGTCCTGTTTGGTCAGTTCCTGCAGTGCAACCCAGCTAGGGAATCGGCCCACAAACTCTGGAATAAGACCAAAGCGCACTAGATCATCAGGCATGGTCTGATTCATGAGATTGCCAACATCTTGGCTGGCCAACTTGGAACTAAAGCCAATGGTGCTACCTTTGATACGATTCCGGAGAATAGTTTCTAGTCCCACAAATGCTCCGCCAGCAATGAACAAGATGTTGGTGGTGTCAATCTCCACAGTTTCTCCTGAAGGATGCTTGCGCCCACCTTGTGGAGTGATACGACACTGAGTACCTTCAACCAGTTTTAGCAGGGCCTGTTGTACACCTTCGCCCGACACATCACGTGTGATGCTGGTTCCTTCACTTTTTCTAGCAATCTTGTCAATTTCATCCACAAACACAATACCGCGCTGGCAACGGTCTACGTTGTAGTCTGCAGCAGCATACAGGCGACTGATTAGACTTTCCACATCGTCGCCTACATAACCAGCCTCAGTCAAGCTGGTGGCATCAGCAATCACGAACGGCACGTCAAGATAACGGGCCACTGTGCGAGCCAGTAGTGTTTTGCCCGACCCTGTGGGGCCAAGCATGAGAATGTTGGTTTTTTCAATTTCGGTATTTTGATCTTGGTTGTTGATACGCTTGTAGTGATTGACCACTGCCACGCTCAACACCTGTTTGGCTTGATCTTGACCAATCACATACTGATCCAAGTGCTGTTTGATAGCCAAGGGATCCAGGGTTGGAGATTCAACCGTTGCAGTAGATTTGTCTACCATCAAAGTCTGACAAAGCTCTACGCATTCATTGCAGATAGCCACACTGTCAGCCACTATGAGTTTGGCCACAGTGTCTTTGTGTTTGCCGCAGAAGTTACAGGTATCTATTTGTTCAGTGTTTTTCATTTATGTTTCTTTCTTGTAAACGCAGGGCAACTTGTTCGCTTTCGCTTTCGTTCAACAAGTCAAGATCATACTCGCCTAGAGCAATTTTGTCAATGAGATAATCAATGTAAGCAATGTCGTAAGTATAACTGTCGCTGATGGCTTTGTCAAGTTCAATCCACACACGACCATTGTGTTTAAACAAGCGATTGGGCACCGCATCTGTTCGAATATAGGTGTCGCCTTTGTTGCCTGACTTGGGCAACTGTGTTCCAAAGCCGTGCACAGCTTTATAGTCAGGCAAGGATTCGATCAAGGCTATCCATGGCAGTTCAGCGATTTCGCCACGTGCCAACATGTGTCTCTGATTCTTGATAGTGTTGTTGGGATTCAATGACTTCCACTTTTTGATAGCTTCTTTCACATGCGGCAGTTCTTGTTCATTATCTAGCTCATCTGTGTCTGGTCTGACAGTTACAGGTGCTGGTATGGGTGTAAGATTTTTAAAATGCACAAAAGGCTGAGCAAGATACGGGTGTTGTTCTGCTGCTGTTTTTTTGATCTGTTGCACCTGATCGTCGGTCAGCGGCCCGTCGTCGGGTTCATACTTGGGTTCAGATTCAGTTTGATCCAATGCTGCAATTTCTTCTGGAGTAAACGGTCTTGTGACTATGTCAGGAGGAACAATACCCATGGCGGCTCGATCTTCACGTGCCCGTCGTTCCCACCGTAGACTTTCAGTAGAGGCCAACAACATCATGATGGCCAGCGGATCAAACACAACAACCAACAAGATGATAACCCAACGCACTGCTGCCTCTAGCATGTTAACATCAGTGGTATCACTGTAGATCAGTGCAGCTATGTACTTGATGGGGCCAACTTCTGCCTCAACCTTTCTGACCTCTGCTGCAATAGGCGCCCGCGCCTCATTGACTGTAGTAATAATTTTCTGCTCGGCGGCAATTTCGGATAATAAACGAGCACGTTCCTTAGCTTGAGATCTGCGGATTGATACCGCTTTATCGGCACCCTTTTCATCTGCACTTCGACCCATAACTTGGTCGACTGCCTCATCCATCTGTTTAAGTGCCTTACGGTTTGCATCTATATTGTCCTTGGCTGCTCGAATTTTTTCATCGTACACTGAGATCTTGGCCTGTACATCACCTGACACCAGGTTCTGGTCGCTGTGTGCTTTACTCAAGAATCCAAAAATACCCATGCTGGTGATCAGCATCAGCGCGGCCACAGCAGGCACCAGATACATTTTCATCAGCAGTCGACATTGCGACCAATATTCGTGCAGCCATAGCGTGACAACCACCTTGCCCAGCTCTAGGATAGAACCCATGATAATAATGGGTATTACCGCAGCAGCAAAAATTGCAGCAAGGCCCATGATTGAGTAGTAGGCAGCGATGACTGACAGGCTTAATGCAACTGTCAGGGTGATATAACTAAGGAACATAGACTATTTATTGGGACCTAGTTTGGCCACAACTGCATGCTTAACTGATATCCAGGTGGCAAATCCCGGATCAGGCACATCGAACCAAACCTGATGGGTCACTTGATTGCCCCAGATGTTGTCTAGTTTGCGTTTGACCCGAGATTGACTTTTCCAATTTTGGCCATAGAGTTTTTTTGCTTCACGCTGGATTGAATACCAGACGTCGGTGCTTGAAATATCAAACCAAATACGGTGCATGACCAAGGGCGTTGATTCAAGAGAGCTGAGTGACTCGGACATGCTCAACGCAGCGGCCCCAATTTCAACAGACATATACATATCCTTTCACTGTTTTGATCCTTTTATGGCATCCCCCCGGGTACCAACCCAGGTTTTGATTTGACTCAAGGACAGTGTCTCAACCTACGTGACTTATGTTCACATGCCACAGTCCCAGCGGGCCTAGGACCCCCGCCGCACTATTGAACAGCACCATTTCCTTGATCATGCACAGTAATTATACAGATCATGTAACATGTTGTCAATTTATTCAGGCTTATATGCCAGGCCTCGCCAGGACACAATGTCCGATTCACTCCAGGATTTGCCATCCCAGGTGGCATGTTGCGGAAATGGCCAATTGGGATATTTGGTCTCAGTTATTTGATAACTGCCAACATGCACAGGATCAACTGTGATCGGGAACCAGTCGGTAACAGCAGGCTCATCTGGGTCTGGCATGGTTGCAATAAGCTGGTCCAACTCTGTTATCAACTGTTGTTCAGTTTGCGCTTGAGTCTCAACAGCGTCACCCAAGAACACTTGACCAGTGTCTTCGTTGGTCAATTCCAAAGGACCATGGTAGTAGTATTCTGTATCGTCATTGCTCCAGCCTAGTGCTTCTACGCCGTCATAACCATCTTCTTCCCAGGCTTGTTTAAATGCTGCTACATCCTCTTCTGAAGCACCGTGTCCTGCTTCAATGTCCAACCAGCAACCGTCGGTCATTTCGCACAGTTCCCAAGACTCGTTGTTGTCAATGCAACCCAGCTCGTAACCGTCTTCATTTGCAAGTTCTGAATTGTTCAGCGGTTGCTCGTCTGATTCCACCATGAACGTGCCCCAACGCCAACCTTGTTCAACAACAATAGTTTTGCAGTCATTGTAGAAAAACATTCTTTCTACAGCTGATTTTTTATGCTGGGGTGATAGTTTCCAGGTTGCCATGACATTCTCCTTACAGGTGTTTCATTACATTTTCAGGACTGGAAACACTGTAGGGATCAGGATCAGCGGCGCTGGTTTCAGGTTCCACAAACATGTGTTCCACTAGGCCGTTGTTGATCACAGCCGCATAACGACGGCTGCGCCAGCCGAATCCAATGTGACTCATGTCAATCAGCATGCCCATGCCTCGGGTGAAGTTGTAGGCACCGTCAGGGATGACTTGAACGTTCTTGATGTTTAGTGCTCTAGCCCATTCGTTCATGACAAAGGCATCATTCACGCTGACGCAATAAATTTCATCGATACCTTTTGCTTTGAAGTCATTGTACTGTTCTTCAAAGCCTGGCAGTTGATAGGTGCTGCAAGTGGGTGTGAATGCGCCTGGTAGGCTAAACACCACAACTCGCTTGTTGGCAAACAGGTCGTCAGTTGTTTTAAAAACAAATTCGCCACCGATTGGGCAGCCGCCTTCAGCAGGTGCTTCGTCGCCTTGTCTAAAGGCAAAAGTTACATTTGGTATAGTCTGTGTCATGATAATTTCCTTAAAAGTCGCGTTCCATAGTGCAGGCTTCTGCCACCAATGCCTGCACTTCGTCTAGTGTAGCACACAAGATCTTGGCAGTGGTGTAATCGCCCTTCTTGTTGCGACCACCAACTTCCACCATGAATCCATTGTCGTACATGTTAACGGAAAAGTTTTCGTTCACCTTGGTCAGTTTGTCGCTGAGTCGGTTTACTTGTTTAGCTGTTGCCATTTTTTCTCTCCCTAGTAAGTTCACATGTTAACATAAATTTTTCCCATGCGTCAACCACTGCGGGGTGACTCATTAGATAATCTGCTTCGGTCTGCATGGCTTTGACACCTGCCTCGGCTAAATCTCTAGAACTGGCGTGCATCAATGGGCACAATTCATCACCGAATTCTTTGGCCAATTTTTTCCAAGCCTTCATTTGACCCGGAGTAATGGGTGTGCGTTGCGGACGCATTTCACTGGCCTTGTGTAAGGCCTGACAGATAGCATCTTCGGCCACTCGTCCTGCCGCAATCATGGCCGCATAGTTAGGTTCCACGTTATACCTACGGGATTGACCCCCGGGGTATACGCAGACAAGGTGACTACCTTTATGGAAACTATCCAAAAGATCATTATCATACTCAGCCACAGGCACATACTTACGTCCAATTTTTTCATAGTACACCTTTTTCATTGATAATCTCGATCCAACTTTGTATTGGTTAACCCAGCCAGAATCTGAAACTGATCCCATGCGGCCTTTACTGCGGGACGTGATTCCAACTCTGAGTCAGGCAACACTGCTTCCAACCAAAATTCACCACGCCGACTTGGATTTGCGCCAAACTTGCGTGGCCGGTGCAGCTTGCCCAACTTCCATAAGCCTACGCTCACACTACGAAAAAGATCTTCGTCAGTTTGACCAGCCCACTCTGGAGCACTCTGACTAAAGCCCGTAATAGAGTCAAATCCTGGCAAGCCGCCACCGTAGGCACGCCACATGTTTGCCCACTGGGCATCGTCATTGGGATCAAAATCTGTACGAGCAATGATAACCAGCACATCGTCAATGTCTACTCGACCTTCCGCAATGTCTCGAACACACCGGCTGTAACTGAGTCCAATTTTCATTTAGCCACCAAAATGTTTGATCACAGCATCCAGGTGATGAATCATGATTTGGTTTCCACTTACATCTTCAGGATGCAGGTATTCACCTTTTTTAAAATCAGCCAGTTCTGTTTTGAGATACTTGCGATGTTCCTTGAGCACAAGCACTGCAATGCGGTCTGCCGTTTCACCGTCAATTTCAAGTTTCTTGTTCATCTTTAATTTCCAAAAATATAAAAATTGCTGCCAGTACCAGCGCCAGTGGCAGATTAACAAATGCCAAGATCAATACCAATGCCCAATGCATTACAGTTTCTCTCCGGCTTCAAATCCACGGAATCGAACATGCCTAGGGAATCTCAAACTGAATGATCCGTCTTGATTTTGCGTAACTGCATCAGCTTGGATTTCGCCAATGACACCAAGTAACTGATCCCGTGCAGTCCAAAACTCATCACGATCATTATCGCTATAGCCAGTACCAACATTGACCCGAATATTTCGTTCATTGTCAACTCCTTCGTAAATTATAGCACCCAGGCGGCCCTGATTGCGACCAGTTCCTTCTTCAAAACCCACAATGGTCAAATCCACCGTGAGTGTGGGTTTCCATTTCATCCAGTGATCACTACGTTTGCATTCGTAAGGTGCATCAAGATTTTTAATCATGATGCCTTCATAACCTTGCTCAACTGACGCTTCGGCAAAGCGGCGCATGACATCATGTCCTTCCGCAGTGTCCAAGTCCACATTCATACCAGGCATGATACGCAAACAATCGGTTTCGTCTAACACCGTTTTCGCACTTTCTAGCCATGCTATACGCTTGTGCTGTTGCAAGTTGCAATGGCCTTCTTTGAGTGCATCCAAGGGAATGATATCAAAAATGTGATAAACCATTCCAGTTGTTTTGGCATTGCTCTTGCGTTGTGCCTGTTTCATCAAGGCCTGGAAATTCTCACCTACAATTTCACCATCCAACACAAAATGGCCACCTGTACCGCGACCGTGTTGGAAAGCTCGTCGGTTGTCCAGGATAGACTCAGCAATTTGCGGGAAGTTTTCAAATGCTTTGCCGTTGCGACTATACAACACACAGCTATTGCCAGACACCATTGCTAGTACTCGCACACCATCCAGCTTGACTTCCAGACGTTTGATGCCCTTCATCTTTTTGGGCTGATCAGTGGAGTCCTGTGCCAACTGGCAACTAAACACCGGAACAGCCCAGGTGGTCTTGCCCAGCACCTTGTTCAAAGTCTTTTCTGAGATGCCACATCGTAGATCTTTGATCAACACACGACGACAAACTGTATTCCACTCCACACTGTCAAACAGTTGAGACACTTTGGCAATGCGATCACGAGCACGATGGCCAGTGATAGTACGATTACGCAGATCTTCTAGTAATGCCCAGAAAGTGGTCCAAGGGTTGGATGCATGATCAATACCTTGAGTTTCCGGCACTTGTCGCACACCAAACACATGGAAGGGATTGTAGGCTTGGTAAGCGTTGAACAAAAAGCCCTGAGCACTGGCACTGCCCAATTTTGCAGCCATCAGGGCTTTTTCGATTACTTTTTCTTTGTGTGATCGGCTGTCGGAACTTTCAAGATCTTGGATCCAGTCGGCTGACATAATTACACCATCAAACCTTGTGTCACTAAAATCAATTGCATTCATATATTTAATCTCTTACCATGAGCTATTGTAAAACACTCTCAAACCTAGAAACAATTCTGCTCGAGCAGTCTTGATGAAGGCTAGATCATCTTGGTAGTATTCTTCATCAGCATCGCGACCAAAAAAGAAACCACTAGTGGCCGGCAATTGCTTGTGCGTTACTGCCTGCTCCAGTGCATCAAGGTCTGCCCAGGTCAGTTCCAGTTCAACACCGTTGAATGAGCCGTAGTCTAGATTTTTTGATTCAGCAAGTTGTTCCATCCAGCCATGCAGGTTGGGATGCTTGCGCCAGTAGGCCAGTTCGCGGCCATCGCCTAGACCGGCTTTGTGAGCTGTGTATGCGTACATGTCTAGTCCCATTACATTACCTTTCTGATTGCAGCCATTGCTTCAGGAAACTGCGTCATGTTTTCAGTGTCAAGATCCAGTTGGGCCAGGGTGGCCTGTTCCAGCAAGCCGAGTCCGTAACGCACATCATCTTCACCCACTGCCTTGGCCCATTCACAGATGTCCTTATGGTTCTGCAGGCTCATGAGAATTTGAAGGTCAATGCTTTGATAACGGTCAAAGCCCAGGCAACTAAAATCAATTTTTTTGTCGTTCAAGACAATCTCCTTAGCCTATCAAGGTCCAGTACAGTGTCAAGGGCACTGCATATATCACAGTGGCGTGAGCAAGATCAATCAGCAATTGTCGCATCATGTGATTTTCCTATCAGGCTTTGGATGAAAGATATTCAAACAGGATCCACTTGGCACGATTCAGCATTTGACGCTGATCTTCCTGGATGTTGGCCAGCGTGTCTGAGTCATAGGGACCGTAAGCCATCATCTCTTGGCAATCGCTCATGAGGCTGGCCGCCATCATAGCAGGACCACTAGAACGGAAAGTCATGCTGGACTCTACTGCTTCACGCATGCCTTTTTCAGTTACACCATACATGCCAACTTGGCGTTTTTCTTGCTCAGTAAGTGCTTGGTAAGTTGCTGTGGGCATCCGGAACTCCTTGTTGCTGTTTAAGTGTATATTATAGCATTTCGGTGAATAAAGGTCAACCAAGCACTACCACGCGGCGTGTGCCTTCGTAGTCACCCTCATCTTCGTACATGTCATCTTCGTCCAGGAGTTTGTTCATGCGGTGGTACTCGCTGTACTTGATCAAGGCCAGATCCACGCGGTCCACAGAAGGGGCAACCTGGGTCTGCCAGTGGTCGCCGTAGTTGTAGCTAAAGTGTACTTCGGCAGTAGGGTCCAAGAATTGCAGGGAATTAATGAGTTCCTGTACTGTCATGCAGTGCTCCTTGTTGCTGTTTAAGTGTTAATTATAGCACAAGTGTCAATTTAGGTCAAATTGCAAAAAATCAAGCTAGCCAAGTACAGCTCAATTCAGCATACGTTGGTATGTTTAATTACACAACACCAGGTAATTTTGATCAACCGGCCGATTCGGCTTCGGCCACTGTGTAACTACTGCCCAGAAGTGGCGCCACAGGTGGTGGAGTTTCTGGTTGGTCGGGCACAATGTCATAGCCGTTGACGCCTGCAGCAGCCAGTTGCACTTGATTGCGGCCTTCTCGCATGGCCCCAATGATGGCCTGACCTGTGTCACTGGTTATGTCCACGATCAGTTCAAAAAATTGTGCAGCTTGTCCCACTGCAACGTCTGTGCCTAGACCAGTAAAACTAACTATCAGGGCCATCACGCTGGTCTGATCACCTGCTATGAGTTCACTAAAGTCAATAGCAGCTTTGCCTTGATTGATCACTTCTAAAGTGGCATGATCAGCCACGGTGGCAAATGCACTGTTGAGGGTTGCAGTATCAGTACCCATGGCTGCGGCTGCAGTGACAATGGCTGACTGTGCCAATGGAATCAGTGCGACAATGGCGTCCTCAGCGTTAGCATATGTTCCAGCACCGGGTCCAGACGGAATAACCACCGGACCCGATACAGGATCTCCAAACGATCCGTTGACTGTGCCCAGCATGTTGGCATACACTGCAGACAGTGTAGTTAGTGTTCCGTCTGCAACTCTTGCAGCCAAAATAGTGTTCACCTGAGGCAGTACCTCCACCGCAGGAACTCCGGCTGCTGTGCCAAAAAAATCAGTGATCAAGTATGTGCCGTCAGGGCCCGAGCCACCGGCAAAAGTATTGAGGTAAAAGTTTTTTACTGCATCAGTAATAGGTTGAGTTTGGGTCTCGACCAGGGGCAGATTTTTTAGAGTTTCTAAGGTCATACCAGTATGGCTGCCAACTGTGGCAATGTTAGATTTTGAATACCGCTGACCTGTTGCAGTTGAAACTGCAGGGCCTTGTTGGCCACAGCCTGGTCAGGAGGTATAATTTTACCCAATTCGTCACAGCCCGAGGCTGTGGTTGCATTGAGTTCTTGGCTGATGCCTGAGTTGACCGAAGCGTCTGGTGCATAGATCAATTGATCACCAAACTTCAATGTAGGATAACTTGTGGGCAAAATCTGAGTGGGATCTAACAAGTCAGCCATATCTGCTAGTGGCAAATTTACGCCCAACACTGTTTTTACTTCTTCCAGGCAATCTCCACCGACTAAAGTAAAAGCCCGATAGGCTTTTTGTTGCAGGCGGTCAAATTGGTTGGCACTTAATCCATTGGGGTTGAACAAACTGGCTCGATTGTTGCTGATCAGATCAATGATGTCTTGCGCACCAAGTCCTGTTGAACGCAATGCAATATCCACGCACGGCAGTGTGCTGTTGCCCATGTTGCCAACGGCGGCCAACTGCTGAAGAACCGATGCTGGTTCCCCAAGATGTACAATATTGGGCAAAGAAATCAAAAAACCCAAGTTCAAAAGGTCTGCACCCAGTGCAGGCAATGCCAGCGACACCTTGGTGAGATCGCCGGTGATCATGTCGTCAAGGTTGGTAAATGTTGGACCAAGATATTCGTTGGCGTTGGCTGCGCTGATGATGAACATATTAACTTGTGTCACATATCCTTGTGCTGCTGAGAACGCCTGTGCAAATTTTCCCACATCGCCTGAGCCCAGTTGTATGTTGCCTACATTTTCTAGAAATCCTAAAAACCCCAAGCTGTTGCCCACAGGAAACGGTGCAGTGTTGGCTGACGCAGCAGGAATACTGTCACCCAATGCAGGACATACTGAATTTCCTAGAGTTTGCAAACTCAGAATAGTAGCGTTGGCCAAGTTAGCATCATTGGCCAAACTCAGTGTGGCCAACAGATTTGCAATGGGTGCAATGGCTTCGTATTGTTGCACTGCACCTGAAAACACACTGTTGAGTGCTATTCCGGTGTTTTGCAACAGACCAGCACCGCTTGTGAGCTGCAATGGTGTCAATACGCCTTGTGTCATTATGCTACCCTGACGTCGGGACTGCCGCCTGATCGAGCGTGACCACAGGTGTCTACATCAGATGAAGTTCTTATGATGGGGTTGCCGCCTGCCCTTACAGTTGCTGAACCACCACTGGTAGTGGCTGAACAGTGTTTGGCACCGCCTTTTCGGCCACAATATGGATGAGGTGTTACAGAAATACCAGGCACAACCACAGGCCGGCCGTTAACTCTCACGGAAGCCACACCACTTGCGGCCACTCCTCCTGCTGAGTTTGCATCTCCCTGTCGTTGTACTGCTGGCATATTATCCTAGTATAAGTTTCTTCTCAGGCACCTTGATGCCAGTGGTTGCTTCAATGTACTTCATTTTGACTTCTTCGTCAGTGAGTGCATAGATTGCAACATTATTAATATTTATTGTGACCGAAGCCTTGCGTTCTGCGGTAAACACACTGGGCACCAGACCCAGCCCTTGTGGACCCGGTGCCACGCTAACTGGCTCACTTACTGTGATAAAATTGTATTCAATCAGTTCTACTCTTGCAATCAATTCTTCTCCAGAGTTGAGTTTAAATGTGCAAACCTGTCCCAGTGTTTTTTCAATATTCATTATGCTAGCTTCTTTTTAAGTTCTGTAAATCCACCCACAAGTTCTTCATCCAAGAAGATCTGGGGTACTGTGCGAGCTGTTGGTACTGCTTCTAGTAGTTGTTCACGTGTCCAGTTCTGGCTCACGTTGCGTTCTTCATATTCAATACCTCGAGATTCCAACAGTGCTTTTGCTTGAGTGCAGAAAGGGCAGGAATCTTTTGACCATACTATTGCTTTCATTTATTTTCCTTCTTTTGATTTGTCGTAAGTTTTATCAAATATGTCTGATTTGACAACACCATAATCTCCAGTGCCGTGCTTGACAATATAATCGTTGCCCTTGGTATAATTTAGATCTCCCCAGCTTGCTTTGACAACACCGTCATGGTCAGCAAGTTTAGCAATCTTCATGATTTTCTTGGGCGTTGCTGTGCCATCACCATTGTCGTCGTAGTAGGCAGCAAACTTGATGGGACTCACAGGATATTTTTCGCCCTTGGGCCCAGTAATAATCTTGTGACCAACAGTGTACTTAACAGGACCTTCTAGTGTTTCCACAGTGCCATTATCGCTTGCTGTTTCGTAGCTGATGGCAGTAGGGTGTTTGAAAGTTTTAAAGCTGCCTGAATCAAACCAGGCATCATCCACTCGTGGTGCGGTTGCTGCAATAGATTGTCTGATATCATCATTCATTTTTATAGTTCCGGTAGTGCATCGTAGTCTAACTGATCGCTCATGACTCCGATAACATAGTTAGTTGATTCAGACTCTTGCAGTGCAGTTTGTTTGTTTGATGTGTTCACATGTTTGTTGAACCAAGGAATGGGTGTGCTACGAGGCGCAGGTTCTTGATATTTGATACCAATATCTTTAAGTGCGCCCACCGCGGTGTAGTCCACAAAGTCTTTGAGAATGTTAGCATTCAATCCAATTACGGGTCCTTTGTTGAACAGATAGTCTGCCCAGGCCTTTTCTTCACGAATCACATCCAGGTACAGGGCATATACTTCGGCTTCGCATTCCGCTTTGGCAGCAGCAAAACGTGAATCTTCTTTGACCACCTGATTGATAACATAACCAGTCCATTCCTTGTGCAGGATCTCGTCTTGTAAAATCAAACTGATGATGTTGCCATTACCCATGAAGATCTTGTTTTCTACCATGGCCAAACTGGTGGCAAATGATACCATAAAGCGGAATGCCTCCAGTGCATAGGATGCATTGAGTGCCATCCAAATGGCCTTGATGTGTTCATGCTCGGGAAATTCTTCCAGCAGTTCTTTGCGGCAATTGATCATGTGTAGTCGATCATAATAGTTGCCCACACTTGATGCCATGTTGATAATTTCCTGTGTGTCATGGATTGTGTTGAACACATCCTTGGGCACATTGTAGATATTGCGAATGATATGGCTGTAGCTCTTTGAGTGAATGTTGGTTTCAAAGAATGTCCAGTTGTAGACCAAGGCTTCTAGTTCGGGCAAGCTGATCACGGGCGTAAAGATTTGACTTGGTCCACGTCCTTGTAAACTGTCCAATGCTGTTTGACGCAGCAGGTTGCTGGTAAAGATGTGGCGTACTGTTTCGCTGGCATCTTTGAAGTCATTTGAATCTTTGGTCAAGCTGACTTCTTCAGGTTGCCAAAAGAAACCACGTGCCGTGGCTTCGTAGTCTGCGATCTTTTTGTACTTGACTTCTTCAAAGCGTTGAATTGTCACAGGACCCGCAGGATCCAGAAACATCTTGCGATTGAGATAGTCTGTCTTTGTGTTTAAGTTGTATTGTGCTCGGCTCATTGTTTGTCCTATTTTAGTTTACTTGTATCCCAGCCAGCAGCCAGCCGCCGTCGGATTTTAATTTGGTCATGTTCCAGACTTCTTCAAATGCCTCAGCTTCTGCTCCTATGGTGTCTTGTATTGTGCCAGAAAATTCCACACTGGCCATGTAATTGACATCAGTTTCTTCTATGCCCAACAGTTTTGTTTCTAATGATATTACTGCTGTTCTATACTCTTGTGCGGCATCTCGAGACGCCAATTGTTGTTGTATTTCTTTCAACATGGCGTCTGTCATCATGTTGCTGAGAGTGGCTGTGTCTGCACGATCCCATGCACTTTGCAATAGTACAAAGTTCTGTTTTGCGGCTGATTCAAAACCTGCTACATCAAACCCTGCAGGAATTGTCCACGTTGTAGTCAATGCTGATCCAATCATTGATCCTCCTGAGAAACGGGTGGGCTGGTCGACTATAGGACCAGCTTGTGGTGGTTGATAAGCAAGGTCAGGGAAACTGGCCATCATACGTTTGCGCATGAACCAACCAATTGCTGCCATTATTGCAACACCAATCAACAGCGCCATCAAGATATTACCAAATGCCGCACCCAGACCCAAGCTGCTGGCCAACCAGGCCAGGCCAAGACCTGCTGCCAAGCCTCCCAGCATGGCACCCCATGGGCGACTTGGTGCAGGTGCTGCTACTGGTGGTGCGGCTTGTGCAGGTGGTGCGGCTTGTTTTTTACTCACGTTAGAACTTTGTTGTCCTACACTTTTTCCACCGCCCATGCGTTTGGCTGCTTCTGCGCTCACGCTGGCAAATGCCATCATAGCCACTAATATCACTGTAATTAATTTTTTCATATTATCTCCTAATATTTTTTGCTTGCAAGCACTATCTTGCAAATGTGTTCCAGTCTCTCTATGTGCTCGTAAGCACGCCACGGGCTGGTGT